ACCCGCATCCACCAGCGCAGTATACACCGTCACCCGGTCGTTTTGAACAGCCTGTTTCAGATACTGCGTCACGACCGCCTCAACACGGCCCTTGAACGCACGCGCTTGATCCCGGATGACCGGAGGCGCGCTGTCCGAGACCGCCACGATCTTGTCGCTGCACATCGCAGCCAGCTCCTCGGGCGTCAGGCCCCGGTTGTCGGTCGTCTTCACGCCAACACTGAACCCGGGGGCGAAGTCGATGCTCATCGCGGCGATCATGTTCTCTGCCTCTGAACGCGGCCCATCCTGTACTCGTCGATTGTCTCTTGCGCTTCGCCAAGGTTCTTCAGACGCGCGATGCCCTCGGCAAACCGGGACATGTACATCTGCATCAGGTTCATGTCGCCCTTCATGTACGTATACGCCTCGATCAACGCCCCATAAAGCAGGGTGATTTCCGCGTTCTCGCTCAGCCAACTCGTCCCGCTGTCACTGCCTGCCGTCAGGCTGGCAGGGCGGTACAGGTAGTGGATATCTACGACATAGTTGGCGTTGGGCGTCGGCGCGATGATGAAGTTGTCCACATCGAACTGAGCGTAGTACCTCGGTTGGCCCGTCGTCGCCGCGTTCGGAGTGTAACTTTGGACAAAGTCCAGATCCTTGAATAAGAGGAACTCCTTATTATTGCTGACCTCGATAGACAACGAGAACGGCGCAAGGAAGTCCGACGGCGCCGCCAGATACTGGTTACCGCTCGTCATGTTCCCGAACTGGTTCTTCTGAAACAGGTTGAGCTGCACATTCTTCAGAATGCGCTCCTCCGCCAGCCGGATGAACAGCGGCAGGTTCGCGACGAAGCTCGTCTCGTTGTTCTCCGTGTAGTCGAGAATGGCTTGCTTCAACTGCCCATAGGTCATCGTCATGACGTCACCACCGTAACGGAGCCAACAAGCCCCACGCCCCAAACAGGCCCGAGATTGGGATCCTCAACCAGAGGGACGCCGACAAAGACGAACAAAGGCTCCGTCACATCCGGCCGTGCGTCCTTCAGAGCCTGCGGGTCAGACACCCTCCGACGAGGCTCAAGTTGCGGATGTTTGGGCTCATACTCGTCCGGTCCGACAAGAAAGCCCGTCCACTCCTTCTTCATCCGGTTCAACCTGTAACGAAAGCCGGACCTGTCGGAGATGCCGTAGGCGTATTTCCCGGAAGCAAACTTGCCCATCACATGCCCCAGCTATAAGAGACGCTTGGCTGGATGATGAATGAAGCGCGGTCGCGGTCCTCCTCCATCGCGCGAGCCATCTCTTCCTCGTAGAGGATCTTCAGAACTTCCGTGCGCGCGGGAGCCTTCTTGAGCGAAATGTAATAGGCCAGACCTGCGGCCAGCGCCGGGTAGAACCGGAAAGGGATTTGCAGGGTGTTGGTCTGCGCCGCAGCGTCGTCCATCCGCACGAGGCGGTCAAAGATGATCTGGTCTGTGCTGTTGTCGGGCGTCGGCCATACCTTCAGCACAGGCGTGATCTGACGGTCGACGTAGAACTGCATGACTCTCGCCTGCGTCGTTTTGTCAGGAATAGTCAAGAAGTCATCCCGACTGATCCGATCAAGGGAGTAATCCGTACCATCTCGACGAACTACCGCAGATAGAATGTCGATGGTCTCTGCGCCAAGGTTGTACGATGCCGTCCCCTGTGTCACCGTCTGCGTCGTCTGCGCAATCGTCCAACGGTTGATGCCCCTATTGGCCCAGTCGTTCAGCATCAGGTTCAACGACCGCTTGGCCGTCCGAAGGTCGTACCCGGTCCGCGCCTCCAAGCCACAACGCTCGTAGGCTTCTTCGATGTACTCGGTCACGTCGAGTTCGAAGGTTTTGGTTCCGGATACGGTCATTTTTTCCTCCGCAACGACTCAACACGCCGTGGAGAACCCGCCGGTTGCCCAAGCGCCTTTTTTTGCGCAACGCGGCTCTTTTTCTCCGAAGCGGTCATCTCAGATGCTGTTTTCGGTGTCTCGGAACTTACACGACGCGAAGGCCGACAGTAAGGGGTGCCACGAGACTCCCCCTCCTGTCTGCCACAGGGCTTACCTGTCCGAACGTCGGTCCATTTTTCCTTGAACCAACGCTTGAGGTTTGCCCCCGCCTTTGTCTTCCGAACAGCCATTAGATGCCCTTCGTAACCTTCCGACGTTCTTCCAGAACCTGACCACAGCCGCGAGCAATCGCACCGCCCTGAGCCTTTTTCAAAACAGGGCGCTTGCGCGGGCCCTGCGAAACGCCCCAGTTGGATGCCCCGACCTTGCGGCACTTGGCAATAGCACCGGATGCGTACGCCGAAGGGAATACCTTGTAGCGGGCTTTAACCTTTTGGTAGCACGCATCCTTTGCCATCACTTCTTACCTTTCTTCGCCGCACCACCCTTTGCCATCCGCTTGGGTCGCATGGGCGGGACAGGAACACGCCCGCCGGGCTTGGGCTTTGTGGGCATCGGCGTCATCGGTCGCGCCGGAGGCGTGGGGACTGGGCGCGTCCGAATCTCTTTTTCAAGATCCTCGCCCTGAAAGCGCGTCTGCGCTTCCGAACTCTGGCGAACTCGCGTCATTTCTCCAAGTTCACGAGCGCCTGCCGCCGCGCGCCCACGCGAGATGGAGTTTACCGTTTTACGGGCCATCACATCTTCTCCTTCTTCGCCATGCCGCCGCCGCGCATTTTCTTGACCATGCCGCCGCCGCGCATCTTCATCGCCATGCCGCCGCCGCGCATCTTCATGGGCTTTTTCTTACCCATGTCGCCGCCCATGGCCATCTTCTTACGAGGGCTCATTGCCATCTTTCAGTCTCCTGTAAAACGCCGCCCGCTTTTCGAAGAGTTCCGCGGCATCATACTCTTCGAGATACTGGTCATAATAACCCAGTTCTTTCAGTTTGTCTGCGGCTTCCTGTATTTTCGACAGGCGCTGGACAAAGATCATCGAGTAGCGGGTGTCCGTCAGCGGCTCGAACGTGCTGTCATCAATCAACTCGTTTTGGCCGTCGTCGGGATGAAACCCCATGACCCACAGGTCGCGCTGACCAAAGATGTTTTCAGAAATCGCGACGTTCAGTTGGTCAAGATAGTCGTGATAGGCGTCAGGCTCCTGACGCTCATGGTGGTTGACGACAATAACGAGGTCAAAACTGTCGTCAAACCCAGCAAGAACCGAGTACAGGGCTTGGTTCCCACCGTACTTGAAGACAATCGCCACACGGTCGTTTTGCCACGCATTTCGTGCATACGGGCATGCCGGAAGCCCCGCGAAGTAAGGATTCGGCACCTCAAGGGCATAGGCTGACCATGCGCGGATCTCGTCGCAAATCTTCCGCTCCTCGTCGATGTAGAGCGCTGTCAGCACTTCCATCTCCGACGCGCCTGACGAAGCCTGCTGTTCGGGTCTTTAGCTGCCTCCGGAAAATCCTTCATCTGACCAGCAGAACGCGCACAGTAACTCTTCCTCCGCGCCGCGCGCTTGCCCGTCGGATTGTCCTCCGTCACGGCTGTCTGCAACTTGCTGCCGGGGTTCTTGCGGCGGTATGCTTTTACCCCAGCCTCCGTCATTCCAGCACCCGCTTTTGTGGGGCGGAAGTTCTTCTTGTTGCGCGGGGGCATCTCACCTTTAGACATCAGTAAGCATCCGCATCCTGAATGACGACAATCTGGAAGTAGGACGACACGGTGTTGTTTGAGCCAGAACCCTGCGCAGTGGCAGTGATGCACTCCCCCGCGTTGATCTTGATCGGGTAGTCAAACGGGTAAGACACCTCGCCCTGAGAGATGGTCGCCTTGGCGGCTGTAAGGATGATGCCAGAGTTCTGCCGCAGCTTGAGACGACCAAGAACATAGTTGTTGCCCGATGTCGGGCCGACCGTCAGTTTGCCGTACACAAGATAGCCGGTGTACCCCGCAGGGCACGTCCAGTGTCCAACCAGCGAAATGTTCTCGCCGATACCCATCGCGCTGTACGGGACAGCAGGAACGCCCGCAGTGACAGTGCCCGTACCCGCATAGATGATGCCCGCGTTCTTCCCGCCAGAGCCCGCCGTCAGCACCACCATGCGCTCAATGGCGTCGTAGGTGTTTACGGTGTTGACCTCTGTCTGGCCGTCGAGCGTCACGATCTCCGTGGCAAGGCCTCCCGTTCCGTTGACACCCTCGATGAAGACAGTCCTCGCACCCGTGCCGGTGGCGTCATCGTCCGCGCTCGTCGAACTGATCTTCATCACGGTTGGAGATGAGGGATGACCAAGGATACCGTCAATCGGCCAGACAGTCTCTTCATCCGTGTCCACATCCGGGTTGAAGCCGAAGACATGGGTGACGCTGTGGCCAGTAATCTGGCCACGGCCAACCTGCAACTCAAACGGCTCCGTTCGTCCGATTCGACTGATGGACGACAGTTCGCGCGCCATGGTAGACCCCTTTACGAGAAGAAGGCCGTCATCGAAGTGAAGGCCGGGGCGTTGGCAGCATAGGCGACGTAGGCTCCGTCAGGGAAAAGAATGCCCTGCTCGCGCATCTCGACGTCAGAGATGACCAGAGCATCCGCAACAGTCCCCAACTGGACGCCAATGGCACCAGAAGCGCTCCCGTTCCGAACGGCAACCGTCCCCGCCGCCGCAGCATGGACGAAGTATAGCCCGCGGATCCTGACGCGGCCCGCGAAGATCACCTCGACCGCGCTGTTTGCCATGCCGACCGTGATCGCGCCTGCCGTATTTGCGTCCACGCTTACCTGCGTCACCGTCCGGAAGTACTTCGTGCCCGTGACCGTCGTAGTCGCCGGACCCGTAATCGCTTCCGTCTGTGCCGCACCGTTTACGTCCGTGCCAGTAACCGTAAAGGTTCTGCCACTGTCCGCACCCGCTGAAGTGATCGTAATCAGACGAGCCGCCGAGAAGGTCGCCACGCCGCCAGAGGCCAGCGCACCGTTGATGGTCAGATTCTGCACACCGCCAGCAGCCGGGGTCTGCGATTGGCAGACCCCGTCAGCGTCGGCTACCGTCGTGTCGGCAGCAAAATACTTTGACCGGATGTCAGAGTTGGCCATAAGGCCCTCCTATCAGGCGTAGCCGTAGATCTCGATCAGAAGGCGACCAGCAGTGTAGGCGGCGTTCGACGTGCCCTGACCAACTAGATACAGATACTGGTTCGCAGCGATATCCGTGCCGAACACCGTAGTGCCAAGCGCCAGAGTGCCAGAGTTGATGATCTGGGTCTCGGTCAAAGCCGTAATCGCGCTGTCCTCCACGCCCGTGCCCTCGGTCGCCGAGTAAAGGTCGATGTCGGTGTCGCCGCCCGCCGGAACCTCGTAACAGGTCATCTTGACGCCGAACACCGTGCCGTTATCGGCCGTGGTAATGCGAGCGATGTACGCCACGCCAGAGCCGTTCTTGCCGATGATGTCGCCCGCCGTGCCGCCAGACTGAAGGCCGGTCAGGTCAATCATGATCGAGGTGGTGACGATGCCGTTCTCGGTCTTCACCGAGGTCTCGTACACCGCAGCGGCGCCCTCGATCCCCGCGCCGGTAGCGGCAGGGTTGGCAATGGCAGCGGCGCTTTCACTGACGATTGTGATCGCGCCGGTAGTGGCGTTTTTGTTTACGGTTTGGAACCCGTTTTGGGATTGTACGGGACCGGTGAAAAAAGTTGTAGCCACGGCAGTGTCTCCTTCTGTGGGCTGTACTGGAGCGCAAGCTTACGGGCACTGCTTGTGTCCGTTCCCACAACACGCCCGCGCTCCGCGTATGACATGTGTGGATTATCCACGATGAACCGCACTTTTGCAATGAACTCTGGGTCGTTGTGCCATCTTTTTCTCTGGGCAGCAGCCAGCCGAGCTCGATACTCTTCCGTCACATGATCCGTCCGACCAACCTTTTTCCGACTGATCTGCTGTTTGGTGGCCTCCGAGTGCTTCTTCCCGCGCATCGGAACCTTCGCCTCGTTCGCTATGTTGTAGGCTAGTGGTTCATTGAACCATGCCTCTCCGCACAAAAAGGCGTTTTCAATGGTGTCTAGATCGCTTGGGTCAACGCACTCAACCTCAACCTCCCACCGAAAAGCCTCTTCGCCATGTTTGTTGAAAGAGCGCTGTAGGTGCTGATTGGGGTGCTTACCTAGGCGAAGCAGCCTAAAGTGTTCACCAACCCGCTTTTTGATCCGAAGAGATTGTCCGACATACGCCTTGTTCGAGATCGTATTAACGATCTTATAGATCCCCATGATTTCGTCGGCGTATGGCATTCTCGACTCCTTTGGTCCACGGTACCATCCTTCGCGGCAAAAAGAAAGACCCCCGCTACGCAGGGGCCTAGTTTGTCAGTCAGGGAGGTAGTGTCCGAAGACTACCCTAGACGTACTCAAAGCGCCAGCCCTTGTAGGGGCCTTTTGCCAAAGGTTTTCCGCTTCTGACGGACCGCTGCACTGTCGGCAAAAAGATCCCCAACTGCTCCTTGATCGCGGTCGTCCTCGGGAACACCGTGACTTCTCCATCCGGAGAGATCATGCGAACAGGCTGGCCCATCTTGGCCTTCGACTCTTCGCTGTGGCTCTTTCCCGCCCAATGCTTGTTCCCCTTCTGAGCGTCAGACAACTTTCTCCGGTGCTCCTCAGAGCGAATGTGCCCTTTGGCATTCTTGTTGCCCTTTAGTGCCAAAGACATCTTGGCGCGGGTCTCCTCCGAAGGGATAAACCTCCCGCCACGGCCCTCGGCCAGCGCGGCTTGGACCTTGGCACGGATCTTCTCCTTCGCTTCTTCGCTGTGTTTGTGTCCGGTTCGTGGGTCCGACACCTCCCACTGACGAGTCGTAGCCTCGCTCAGAAGAGCCTTCTGTTCGTCGGAGATGGATCGGCCAGTTAAGGGCGACAGCCCAGTCCCTTTGGTGCCGCGCCACGGGGCACGAGCGCTACGGCCATGGTTGTAGCACTCGGGCGTGCCGACGTACTTTAACAGCCAGCCATCTTCCGCACTTTCCAACAATTCTCTGCTGGGCACTTGTTCTACAACCTCAAACTTGAAGACGTCTTCACCGTACTTGTTCCACGCGTTCTGCAAATGCTTGCAGTGGTGCGTGCCGTTCCGAAGAAGCCTTCGGTGTCGCCGAAACCGCGTGCGCGTATCAACTGCGCTTCCAACGTAAAACTTACCATCCACGACGTTTCGAATTTTGTAGATCACGTTTTGGGACATCGTTTCGCTCCGTTATAACTGTATGTATCAATACAGTCTCGTGGCACGACTTGTCAACCAAAAAGAAAAGGCCCGCCGAAGCGGGCCTTGTCCGGGCGTAAGCCCTTGTTTTTATTAGGCAGCGCCCTCGGTCCCGAACACGCAGCGCCAGTCGCTCACGCCGAAGCTGTAACGCTCTCGCGCTTTAAAACGCATGTTCCCAGAATCAAAATCACCCTCCATGCCCGTCCGGATGGGCGTGCGCTGGAAGTATTTGAACCCGTTGGGAGCGTCGGTCTTGATGAAGTAGGCGTCAGGGTCCGTGAGGAAGTGGTTGACCACCGCCCCATCCGGGATCATCCCCATCGACTTCATCGCGTTGATATCATTGTCCGCGGACCCCGGGCGGAGGTTCGAGTTAATGATACGCTCGGCGATGAACTGAAGCTCCTTCGGAATGATGAGCTTCATGCCACGAACGGCGATCTTGAGCCCACGCTCGTCCGTGAACCCTGCGATGTCAATGAGCATCTGCTCAAGCGACGTTTCGTTGAGGTCCGCAGGAGTTCCGAGCGTGTTGCTCTTGTTGCCGGTGAGCGTCGGGTGCGAAGCCGAGCAGAGCGCGGCGCCGTCGCCGATGGCAGAAGCGCCAGCGGTGAAGGCGTTGTTGAGGATGGCTGCGGCCTTGATCTGCTTGGTCTGAGCCATCGAACGAGCGAGAGCACGGGTGTACCGAGCCGCGAGACGGTCGTAGAGGTTGTCCTCGATTGCTTCCTCGGTGATCGAGAAAGCGAGGGCAATCGTCTCGTGGGTGTAGCGAGCCGTGTAGGTCTCTTGCGCATCGTCGTAGGAGATCGCCTGACCTTCGTTCTTGACAGGTGCTGTCGAGAAGCCCCCGAGCATAACTTCTTCTTCGAACGCACGATCCGAGGATTCCTGCTCGAAGATTTCGGCATGTTCGTTGTCGTAACGGTCATACTCCAGACCAAACAGCGCGTTAAGGCCGGGTTCCAGCTCTTTCGCAAGTTGTGCGCGCGAAATGGGCATTTTTCAGGTCCCTTCCTTAGATACCCGTCGAATCCGCAGTGGTCTGCGAATCGAACGAGCGAGTGGCTGCATTGAAGTGGGCGTTGATGCGGACGAGGAGGTGCGCCCCAGCCGAGGCGTAGTCGTTGTTCGCGTCGTCATCCACCAGACCGACGATGCGCAGAGGAAGAGTAGCCGTGGTGTCGATGGACGAAACGCTGAGTTGCGCCGTCGAACGACCCGTGGCAGTCGAACCGCTGCGAGCCGAGGTGCCGAGAGAAGCGTTCGCAAAGACCGCAGCGAGCGCAGTGGCCCGGTTGGTCAGCGAAGCATCCGCAGCAACCACGAAAAGCTGGTCGGGGTTGTCCGCGACCATGGCTTTGATGGGGTAGTTGGTGTTGACACTGACGCTACCCGAGCCCGGCCAGTAGTTCTTCCAGACAGGCTTGTTCGTGACGTTGTCAACATATTCCACGCCGATCAGAACACCGAGAGCCGCCGTCGTCCCACCAGACGTCGCACCCGCATAGTCGATGACGCCGTTGGCAGTGGGCGTCACAAGACCAAACTGGTAGATCGCGTTGGTGTTGTTCGAAGCAATCTCATAGGTGGTCAGGCCAGTGCTGTTGGTGGCACTGCCCGCAAGTCCGACCGGACGAAGACCGAAGGAAGTTTCGGCGTTAGCCATTTCCATTCTCCGTCGTCAGGGAGGAGCGTCAGTTCCGACGCGATCCCCCAAAGGTTACACGAGATTGACGATCAGGGTTGGTGATCGTCATGCTTTGATGTGCGTTCTCGCGTAGCATATCGTTGTCCACGGCCCGTAGCTGGTCGGTGTTCCGATCAGCATAGTAAGCATTGCGCTGTTTGACCGTTTCAACGGGAATGCGTGCAAGAAGCAGTCCGCCAACACCAAAGACGCCCTCATACTTCCCCGAATCAATCACCGGAGCTTCAAAATCGGGGTACTCATCCTTGCGAACAAGTTCGTAACCCTCTCGAAGCCGAGCAGAGATGTTCTTGCGGTCATCAAAACCACGCACTTCTGCTCTGATCCAGCGATGCTTGAACCCTTCAGGCGCGGGGGGAGCATCCAAGGTAGACGGAGGAGCCCACGGACGACGCTGGGCCGTCTTTTCGCGGGTTTTGCTGGAGCGAGGGGCACGATCAATGCCCTGAAAGCCGTTTTCTGCTTCGGACATCGTCTTACTCCTTCACATACTTTGCATAAAGTTCCAGCGGCACACCCAGTTTTTTAGCCACGGCGACTTGGGTCGGGGTGAGTCGAACCTTCTTACTGCGTGCAGGTGTAGTTACCGAGTTGGCGCGGGATACTCCAACAACCGTCTGCACGGCACGCTTGCTGGACCCGGATAGTTTGTGCGGAAACTCCTCGCGAAGCCTCCGATCCAGTTCAGTATAATACTCATCACTTTCTGGGTCAAACCCTTCTTCAGCGACGAGCTTTTTGTGCAGGCCAAAGGTGGCAAACGTCATCACCTCGTCTTGGCCAAACCACGTGTTTCGCTGCGCCCATTGCTCGGCCTTCGGATCAGGCCTGCGGGCAGGCGCCTGTTGAGGCTGCTGAACCGGCGTCTCCTGCGAAAGGATTTGAGCACCCTGCGCCGCCTTTACCTGCTCGGCATAAGCCTCCTGTTGCTGCTTTGCGGTGGTATACTTCTCCGCCGCAGCATAGAGTTGAGCAAGCCTACGCTGAGATTCGACAACCTTGGCCGAGTCGCCGATTTCAACCGCCCGCTTCATCTCGGCTTCGGCAATCTGCGTCTCAGTGGCCAGACGACTGCCATACTCTTGCAGATATCCTTGGTCGACCTGCGTCATCCGCGTGCGAAGTTGCTCGGCCTCCGCTTGCACCTGCTTTGCGTAAGACAGGGCTTCCTGCTCACGCCGCTGTGCATCGCGCATCTTTTTGGTAAGGCGATTGATGCGCGCCTGAGCAGACTCACTTACACGCTCATGCTCTGACGTTTCCCGGGGCTCTGATTCCGCCGGAGACTCGGCTTCCGCAATCTCGACTTCAACCGCCTCGGCATCCCCGACGTCGAGTTCGATCTCGCCAGTGTTCGGCTCGTACACTTTTTGCTCGCTCATCTGCTCCTCACATGCTCAAGATGTCGTCGGGATCAAGGATCGTTGCGATGATCTCATCGTCGTTCAGAACCCGAACCTCCCCGCCGTCAATGCGGAAACGAGATCCAGCATACCGCGCAAAGATCACCCAGTCCCCCGCCTTGCACCACGGACCGTCCGGAAACTTGGCCGTGTCAGCATAACACAGCGGGCCCGTTTTCAGAACGTAGCCGACAACCGTCGCAAGTTGGCTGTTATCGACAACTTGATCCGGCAGAAGAACCCCTCCCGAGGTCCTGTTCTTGCCGCGGTAGGGCAGAATCATCAGTCGCCACCCAGTCGGGTCGGGCATCCTGTCCAAAAGAGACTTGTCGATCTTGGTAGGATCTAAAACGCGCTCTTCCGGGGCAACGTACAGGTCTACAAGACCCTTTGCCACCTCCTCCAAGTCAGTTTTAGCTATCTTAGTCATCAACCAGCTCCCGCTTCTCCAAAAAGTCATTGAGCGCTTGCGCGGTGTAGTTCAGCGAAGCCAACTCCCCCATCAGGTAGCGATAGTGCTCCATACTGGTCAGACCGTTCAATTCGAGCACTTCCATAATGTGCTCTCGACGGTCCCGAAGCGCTTTCTGGAGATGTTGGGCAAGCTGAAGAACGTCCATTCGCAGATACCCGCATCAGATCGTATTCTGTGTGGGTATTTATCTAGCACGTCTGAAAATATCGCACAACATGCTTAAGAGGTATATTGACCTCCACTCGAATATGCGATTTACTGCGCCTTTTCGCTTCTTTTCTGGCTGGCGGGAAGGGGACAGGGGATGGAAAAAGTGCTCCATCCCCTACTTCCCAAGTAGTTTTGCAAGCGTCTTGGGCCCGGCAACGCCGTCAGGCGTCAGCCCTTGGCTTTGCTGCCACGCGCGGAGGGCTTTTTCGGTGCCGGGGCCGAAGCTGCCGTCGGCTGCGATGCCGAGGGCTTTTTGGAGGGCGGCGACTTCTTCACCACGGCTTCCAACGCGGAGGACTTGAGATCCTCCACCTTGTCCTTCACCGCTTCCTCCACCTTGTCCTCGATCTTGTCGAGAACCTTCCCCGCCACTGCTTCCACCACCATTCCCTGCGGTGTTTTGCCCAGCAAGGATCGCAAGAGCTTCATCATAGCGTTTTCTCCTATCCGGCAGGCCAATGTCCCCGCCGTTGATGATCTTGGTGACGCGCGCAACATCGCCCGTGTCCGCCACTTCGTTGAGGCCGCGGGACTGCCAAAACCATAGTGCAGATACCAACGCCCCTTCCTTGGTCTCCAGATACGCAGCAACCTCTTCGGCAGTCTTGCCGATTGCCTTCCCGAACGTCGTATAGTTCGAGCGACCCGTGACCTGCTTCAAGCCACGACCGCGAAACCGCCAGCCGTCGCCCTCTTGAACGTTCCCAAGCGCACCGCTCGAAGAACGATTCTTATCCATGTAAACGTAGTTAGCGATCTTCTCAGGATTTTTGGCGTACTCGGCAGCATTTGCCTTGCCCGGGCCAAAGTAGCGCGGGAAGACGCGGAGCAACGTCTCTTCCTTGTAGTTCAGGTTCTCTTCGAGGAGCTTGAAATCGGCGCTCTCGTGGGCACACTGACTCAAGAAGGACGCAACCCGACGCGGCGAAGTAATGCCGTACTTCGGCAACAGGTCGTTAAGGACCGCACACCACTCCGCAGCGTCCTTATTGGTCGATAGGATCTTCGCAAGTTGGGCTTCCGTCAGAAGTGTCATTCTCTCTACCTACTCACACCACGAAGATTTTTTCTCGCCCTTGTACGGCCGGGCGTGGCCGTTCTCGATCAGCAGGTCTGACAAGCTCTTGCCGTCAAGGAAGACGTAACCCAAAACCCTGCCGCCGTACTTGTCCCATTCCTTGATCTGCACGTCGATCACCGTGGCGCTGGCGATTGCGGCCTTGGTGAACGCGCTCGCCTCAAGTGCCTTACCCGCCTCGGCGGGGCACAGAGCTCGCGGTGCCTTCTCTGGGGTGTCCACCCCCAATACACGAATGGACAGCTTGGGCGGCAGTGGGGCTGGCAAGAACCCCACTGCGATCTCTATCGTGTCGCCGTCTATGATGCGGTTGACCTTGTACGGTTCAGCAGACGCGCTAAAGCCGAGGAAGATGAGTATCAACGACTTGGTCAAGATGGCGATGACCGCCATCCAGTGGGGTATCCAGTGGGCCATCATTCGGAGCCGCCAGCCGGGGGTTCAGGCGCCTTTTCCTGCCCGCGACGTGTGGCGAGCATGATGCCCGACAGCGTTCCGGTGAGGAACGTCGCGATGGGCTGGATCAGTTCGAAGAACTTCTCGTCGTTCGGAGCGCTGCCATTCATCGGCTGGGTCACGAAGAT